CGCAGGTTTGTTGTCAGGGTTATAACCCCAGGGTCGCTGACCCGTGCTGCTCTCGGCTGCCTCAGGTTTGCTTCCAAGCCCGGAGGGCGCGGATACTTCCGGACGAGCTTCGCAGGAGAGGAGCCCCGTCATTACGACGAGGCTCAACACCTTAAGCATACAGGAGGTTCATAGTGACTTCGTTCGCCGCGATAGCGGTTACGTCAGCGTCTGCCAGAGCGGCGGTGATGGCGTAAGAAATCCCGGTGGTGAACGAGTGCCCCGTACTACCAAGCACTTGGTCAATGTAGACCAGAGTGTTGGGTTGAAGGACTAATGTAAAGACCAGCAAGGCCGTGTCAGTAGCCGGAGCGGGTGCGGATGCCTTGTTGTAGAACTTTACATACCGCTTTGAGGCGCTTTCATTGAAGATCGCCCCGGCAAGAAGCTTGCCAGCAGAAGCCTTGACAGCGATTGCGTTAATGTCAGCGGTTGACAGCCGCCTGAATGCGGTAGTTCCGGCAGCAGGCGAAACAGCCTGCGTCTGTACGACGCCGCCGATGACAGAAGACCCAGCGCCAAGCACTGCCCCGACTTGTCTAGTGGCAGGACGGCTTTCGTAAGCATGGGAGGCGTGGGCGATGATGTTTCCAGACGTGTACGCCGAAAGGCGCAGCCTAAACCGGACGGCCAGCGTCACATCGACCAGAAACGCCCCGACTGCGGTAGTAGAAGTAACGCCGCCCGTTGCGCCCATAGGCGTAGCAAGAACAGAAAACCAGTTTGTGTTGTCGACGGTACCCTCAAAGACAAGGGTACCACCACCGCCGATAGACGTGATGTTGACAAGGACAGCCTCCCTGTCGCTCACGTCTAGAACAAACATGTCTCCTACTGACGTTCGCGTTACAGCGGGAACTACGGAAACGTTTTGCATTACGTGCCCGTCTCGTCAGTGACAGGCGTAGCCATCTTGAAGGGCGTAACAGCCGCCGCGCAGGCGAGGAAGAACGCTTCGAGCTCGTCGGCAGACGGATGCCTGCCAGCCACACCCACGCCACCCGTGTACGACGGGGCGGAGGTTTCGATGTAGCTAATCGCTTTGGCCGCGATCCGGCGCAGGTGATGCCCCTGTCCGCCGATGTTCGGGGAAGGGAGAGAGAAAGCTTGCATACCTGTTATCTCCTATATTTGTCAAAGAGGGAACCACCACGGCGACCCGGAGGGTCATAACGTCGGTGGCCTAATGGGTCTTTCAAAGTCTCAGCTAGCTCACGAGCCCGTGCTTGTTCGACGGCACGTTGCTGGTCGATAGCAAGCTGAGCGACCCAATGTCGGACAGCCCCTTCAAGGGCGTCCAGTCGGTCATCATGGATCAGCGCGTTGCGTTCGCGCGTGATCTTAGACATCTGATGGAACACGCTGTATAGAGCGCGCTTAGACATCTCGTGTCTATCGCAACACTCGCGGTCCATATCCACAATGTCTTGGTTTACGATTAGCGACCCGCGAGCGATAACCGGCTCTAGGGTTTCGATGATCCGTAGTTCTTTCTGTCCTGAAACCATGTCGTCTTCGACGGAGGTTGTAGGATGCTGTTTCCTAAGGATCGGAAGCCACACTTCACGGAACGCACCGTAACCCATGTTCTTCTCGATCTTTACAACATTGACTTTCCAGTCGGCAGCGACCTTAGCCAGCCGCTCCAAAACTTCGACAGAGTACCCTCCCGGAAGACCCCCCGATGCAAGCCAGTACACGTTTCCGTTAAGGAAACCTGTAACAGCATACCCGGTCTCGTCGGCGTTCTTTCCGCCGCCCGCAGGGTCAACATACATGCAGATACCTTGAAGCTTAGCCACGTCGTTTGGCTCATCAGAGCTTCCGACGTGCGGGGTGGCCATCTTAAATGTGACGGTCCCGACGCTATATGCTTTAAGGCTGCCTTCGGTCATCCCACGGATAACCTTAAGCGGGAAGTACTCTGTCTTACCTAGGGGCATGACAACGAGTTGCTCCACTTTGAGCGGGAACCGCGCGGCGTCCGCCAGCTTCGTATTCAGCATGTGCTGGAGTTGGAAGTAGGTAGGGCCTTGGTCTAGCTCTTTCTTCTGGAGGATTTCCTCGCTCATGTAACCGGGGTCAATAGGCTGACCCTGATCCCCTAGCATCCCGCCACGAAATGCGAGAGCCGGATTTGCCTTTAGAGCCCGAGAGATAAACGGAGCAAGCATGTCTCCGTAGTTCTCGATTTGCTCCGGGCTTGGAAACCGGCCCGGCCAGATACGGACGGTAAAGCCCCGTGCCGGCAATGTGTTGTAAATGCTCTCTTGAGACTGAGGGGTCCCGAGATACACAATGCGGCCCGTGGCGCAGATAGACGTGAAGTCCCTCGTAAGGTCCAGCAGGAGTTCCCGCATGTTCGCTGTACGAGAATTTTTCGTACTCTCGATATCGTCTGCGATAAGGAGGTCAGCCCGCTTACCTTGGAGGTTGCCGGTAATACCGACGCAGGCCACGCTAGGAGACTTGTCCACACCCTTGAGGCTGTAATGCACGTCGAACGCTTCAACGCTCGTCCTGTCCCCGTTAGTCGGATCAGGGTGCAGACATTCCAAGCCTTCCATAGTCATGATGAGGCGAACGATCAGTGTGGAGATTTCATTCGCTTGTGTGCCGCCTGCCGAGAGGATTAGCACTCGGGAACGCGGCTCGTGAATGAGCGTCCACACTGCGAACGCCGCAGTGATCGTGGTCTTAGCTTGGCCCCGCTGGGCTTGGATCATTGAGTACTGTGGCCCGTGAGCCAAGAAGTTCCCAATGTCGAATTGCACCGGGCTCGTAGGGAACCCAAGGTGCGCCATCGCGTCCTCTAGGAATGTGCCGAAGCTTCGGTACTCTTGCTGTAGAAGCTCAAGTTGCTTCCAACGCTTAAGAGCAGCTTCGGCGCTCTCCCGGCTAGCCATTAGTTAGGCAGGCCCGTTAGGAAGCTCATATCTTCGGAAGCATACACAACGTCTGACTTCCGGAGTTCTCGGGCCTTAGCCCTAGCTTCCATCTTTGCTTTGAGTTCTCCCATAGCGTTGTCTTCGCTAGGAGCACAGGTGATGTTGTTGTCCTTGAGGAACTTAGCCGCGACTTGAAGGATAGCAGCAGAAGGGGGAATTTTGATTACCCTGACCTCTCCGGTTTCCTCGTCGATCTCTCCCGGCAGTTCCTGCCCATTGAGGGCCTCTGACAGTACGTGAGCGACTTTCTCGTGAAGGTCACTCAGCTTGCCTTCATTAGCAGCCATATCTTTACTTCTTCTGTTTTACTCTGCTGTAGATAAACCACCCGATTTGAAGGATGGTATACACAGCAACGAGAACCTGCACGATATCTGCGATAGGCAGACCAAACAGGGTCAGCCCGCTCGTAGCAAGCGCTGGGCCAGCACGAACGGCGTACTCGCCCAACTCGTTGTTCATTGTTCTTGTACTCATGTTTATACAGGGTTTAACGATGTGGAACCAAACTTGTAGCTAAGCGCGCTAACGGTGTTTCCCGCACTAAGGCTAGGCTTAAGAACATTAGGGATTGACACGTCGCTTAAAGTCAAAGCTTGGTTGGTGACAGGTATGTTTATAGCACCGTAGGTTATGCCGGCAGTTGTTCCTGCTCCTGCCCAATCAATCGGAATTTTACCCAATAGGACATTAGAACTGCCCATTCCAGAAAAGTGGATAAACTCTTTGGATAGTGCCATGTCTTTGGGAGCGAGAGAACTTCCTATAAAAGTCTTACTCCACAGCAAGCCGCCACTTTCCGACAGCTTGACCAAAGTAATCCCGTTACCCATATCCCCGAGTACGTATACTGACCCGACGGGATCAACGACAACGGAGGCCAGAAACCCACTACCCAAGCTTTTAGCCCACTTGAGTGTTCCTGAGGAGCTTAGGCATAAAACGGCGTTATCCCAAATGCCGAAGTTCTGGCCGACAATGAATACGTCTCCGTTAGGACTTAATGCAATAGCGCTAGAACGAAACGGATTGTCCGTTGGGTCATATATCCCGTTTATTCTTTTTTGGAATAGTACATTGCCGGCAGGGTCTAACTTAACTACTATGCTTCGACCCTCGGTTGAAATAGCGTACGAGTTACCCTGACTATCAACACATACACCACCAAAATTTTGGGGGTGCTGTGAACTAGAGTACTCAAATCCCCGCACCCACTGGACACCGCTGGACTGCGATACTTTGATTACAGAGGCCCTAGTATACGGGCTGTCAAAGTCGATGTACTCAGCAGCGTAAAAAGAAATGTCCTCTGAATAGTAGGCACTATTGAAGACACGAACCAGCCCACCTCCTAAGTCCCAAGGCTTGTCCTGCACTCTTATTGAGGTCTGTCTGGCTATAGACCCGTAAGAGTTAAGTCGGACGAAGGTAGTCCTTATTGGGTCGGCGGCTGACCAAGGGTTAGGCAAAATTACCAAAGGCAACTCAATGTCACCGCTACCGTACAACACTGGCTTTGGGGCGTAATAACCGTTTGCATTGCAGTAAGTGGAATAAACCACTTCACCGAAACGATCTACCTTAGTGGTAATTACCTCTCTGGAGTTAACAGGATACAAGTCCGATACTACCGAAAGGTAGGTCTCACCAGCAGGTGTTACGGCGAGCTTTGCGTCTGTGAACTGCCCGCCATCTTTACGGAATAAAGAGAGCCAGCTTTCAGGCCCGGCTGAGCTTCCTAGACTAAATCTTCCAGACAGGCTCTCGCCGGGCCGTACTAATTTTTGCTTTGGAAACACCAGCGATTGCGGAGGCATTCCCAGCAGGGCCATTAGTAGCTGGCCCCTTGGGCGTCCGCGACGAAGCTGGCTACGCCTGCCGCGCCAAGCACAAGCTGGTCGCCGGAGTTAAGAAACAGCGGGTTGTTTTCAGAGAACCCAAAATCCACTGGCTCAAGCTTAGCAGCGCCGAGAGAAACTACCGGCAGAACGACGGAGTTAATCGGGAAGAAGGAGGCACCAACTTTACGCCAAAGATCAACCCGCACCGCCGTAGCGTTCGCTTGGAAAGGCGTAAGCTTAAGAGAAGTGATCCGGTCCCCGTCGAGAGAGCCGGTCGCCAGCGTAACCAGACCAGAGCCTGTAGGCGCAGTCAGTGTGCCGGTGTAAGCGGTGTTGTTATTCTGCGCAGTCCACGACTTAGGCGTCTGCGGCGTGATCGCGCTATTAGGCGTCTTAGCCATTGTTATTCCTTAGCGAAGCGCTATGCAAAGAAGGAAGCCTTCCATGCTTTTAGCGCGATTAGTTTCTATGTTGACCTTGTTAGTCGCATCCGCAGCAGCGGCGGTTTGGGCAGCAGTAGCCTTAGTCGTCGCGTCCGTAGCCGCCGTTGTAACAGCAGCGCTGAGATTTGCAGAAGTCGCGTATGAGCCCAAAGCAGACGTAACGTAGCTTTGCGTAGCAATAGCTGATCCGGCGATTTGTGTCCCTACAGGGAAGTTCTGACCGACTGTCCAGTTATTCGCCACGTTGCCCCGAAGGAACAAAGTGAAGTCCCCGTTGATCGTAGCCTGAGCAAACGTGATAGCTTGTTCAGAGTTAATCAGGGCTTGGTGCGCTTCGTTAGCAAACAGGTTAAGTCTGTCCACCATTTCAGCGGAAACGAAGACGGACTGTTTAGCGATGAAGTCAAGGTTTGTTTCGTTGATGATAGCTCCATCGAGGAAGTCCGCTACGGGCAAATCCTTTGGAGTATCACGATAGATTGTGAGAGTGTGGCCGTTAGGAACCGGAGGTGTAATAGTCACTTGGTTCGGGCCAACCCACGACAACACTTGCGTCGTGTTTACATCGGCAAGAGAAGTCGAGTATGCTTTGACGTGGTCACGTCGGATGTAGCCACCAGAAAAGTTTAAGTCCCACGTAGTCTTTACACCGTCGCCGGTGAAAGTGTTAATGGAGAACTTAGCGCTAGTAGCCAGCATCGGGTCAAGAGACATGCTCTGTTCCTCCGATGTTAAGGTTGAACTCTGTGCCCGATGGTATCAT